CTCCGTTGTGTGTTTTAACGGCAGCGGATGCTCTCACCGCACTTCTCGTCACTCGGCAAAACTTCGCCTCATCTTTTGTCTTTTTATAAGGTTTTTGTGGGCTTGTTCTCACCGAGCTCAACTATCATCCCAACCATATTCTCCATGCTAGAATTAGGAGACGCCACAGTCATGGCATCAGGACCTGTCCCTGGTGGATACAACTCACCCCTGTCTAGGAATCCATTCTCCCTGAGAAAAGACGGCTGGCTTGTTGCAGCTACCGGGTTGATGAATTCCAGATCATAAGAGATCAGGATTCGTCCAATTCCAGTAGAAGTAACAATTCCAGGAGCCGCAGTTCTCCAGGCGAGTGAGACACCCCGACTAAGGTTAGCAACTGTATCAGTTGCCGAGGCGGTTGTATCAACAATCAGCCACGGGTAGGTTCGATGCACTGAGGCAGTGTCAACTGTGATACCAAACCAGTCGGTATCACGGATGACAGCCCCAGTAGTCCTTATGGCCCCACCAGCATATGGGGGGCCACTGGTGTACTCAGGACACTGGTAGAGGGTATCCGAGGAAGCAAAGGTTAATGAGCTCCACTGGATAACATCGTCGGTATCATAGAAAGTTCCTAGGTCGACAAAACCACCCTGGGTGGTAGCAACCTGAGGAACATAGCTAAAATGCAGACGATGGATCCGGTATCGCTGGTAAGATTTTGCAATCGGTCCTAGCCAACCCAAACTGGTTGGCGAAAAGACCTGATAGCTCTTGTTACCAGCTGCCAAACTATTCACAATGTCAAAGAATTCGGTGTTACAAACACGGACTCCCTTTGACGTAGTAACTAGTTGTGGAACAGAACCCTTGCGTACTCGAGAAATACGCCTACCAGGATCTGCGTAAGATCCAGTTTGGGACTGTGTCATCTTCTGATTCTTACTGTGCTGCTTCTCTCCTCCTCGTCCTTTCTTTCCCTTGTTGTTGGCCATAGTTGATTATCACTCGCTTGAAAGTTTCTTTAAAAAGCTTTCCCGCAGGTATGGTCCACTTGGTTTGTTCAGGTCCAAGAACCTTTTCACTCCTCCTTTGTTGAGTCACTCCCAGTCGCCATAGTCTCTTGATGAGACCTCGCTCTCCCAATCGTCCACTTCCTCCTCTGGCCAGTACCCCGTCTCCTTGGCAAACTGCAGCCGTCGCCTGGCCTTCTCCCTAACATCGTGCACACCAACTGAACGCACTGGTGGTGCCCTCACTTCGCGTGGGATGGTAGGGGGGACGCGCCCCAGTACTGCGGCCGACATGGTCCGCAAGCCTACTGGGCGCTGCCCAGGGATTCTGCCCTCCGGGGCTATGCTGCGCAACTCCGCGCGCTGCTGTAGCCACTCCAAGGGGTTTGAGTACTTCACCTGTGCCTCTTCCGCCTCCACGGCATCAGCCCAGTCGTCCAGGGCCTCGTCAGTGGCGATTTCAGCCCCCTCGGCCCATATCTGGGAAATCCGATCAGGGGTGAGAGCGTTTAGCAACCCCCTCATGTCACGAATGGTGTACTTCACCGAATCTGCAACAAAAACCAACCGGTTCACCTGGAACTCCACCTCTCGCTCAGCGGCCGCTGAATGCAGCTGGCGCGCAAGCCCAAAACGGGCTGCTGCCACCAACTTGGCAAACGCGCGCTCCTCCCCGACTGGAGGTACGCCCATGCTTAGCACCAATCCACCAATGCGGATCGCCGTACGAACAGTATGGGCTTGCTTGTCCAACCAGTCGAAAGAAGAGTTATACGGTAACCTTGCCATAGCGCGGGGGATGTCGATGTACGGCACCACCATGTCTCCTCGTACGTGAAAGCGGTATCCCACAAAGAGAAACGGCTTCCGTGCGAGACACTCACGCACCGTATGAACCCCCACGTGGTGGTCCAGCTCTTCCAGACGCACAACAAAGCCGAGTGTAGTCCCCTCATGGGAAATGGCACTCTCAATGACTTCTTGCGTCATGGGGAGGCCCTCGCGCCTATGCTTATGCAGCGCCAGTATAACACGCTGCAAGTAGACGTCCATCAAGACGTCGTTAACCTTAGACTGCAAGGGCATCCCTGAGGGACCTCCATGCTTCAGCAACGCAGTTATTGACCCTGCAATAACCGTACGTCGCTGCCGCGCCATCTTATACCACACCGCTGCGGAAATGGGATCTATCTCTTCTAGTCGGCGACGCAGTGCCTTATGCACTGGCTCCGAGACACTGCTATGCTGCGTTAAATCAAACGCGCTGCAGTCAATTGAGAAGAGGGCCACGCCCTCATCTGTCCGAACAGCCAGCCACGTGTCGTCGCCGCAGTGCAGACGCGCGTACCCCGTACTGGCCAACTGCCAGTCCATGTGGGTCACCAAGGCGTCCGCACCTCCGCCTGTTAAGGCGTGGCCCATCACAGTTGCCAAGTACCGCTCACCCACAACCGGAGTGGTGGCCAAGGTGCCGGCACTTCGCTCTAATACCTGTGTGGCCTGTTGCATTATCAGCGTCAGAGGTCGGCCAATGACGTTGTAGAAACGCAGAGCACCGTCCTCTATCTTCGACCATTTGTACATGTCCGATTTGGCCTTGCCCCGCACTGTAAACAACAGGGGATCGCGCGCCTCCAAAGCGGCCAAATGGCCGTCGAGGTTCGTACGATGGGATTCCAACTCGTTGCGTAGTGCAGCTGCATATCGCAGGCATGCATCACGGGCCTCTGCATCTCGAAACTTTCCCATAGTGGGAAAGCCATTCTCTGCATCGGCCACCACCTCTACCTCACCTTCCTCCATCGCATCGGCAAATGCCGAGGACAGGGCCAGGCGAGCGGAGGGTAATGTGCCTCCTAGTCCGCACTGCTGCAGCGCTATGTCCACTTCACGGGCCGTGGGTGCGATCAAATCGCGCCCAGCTCCACGCTTTGGATAGTACTGCAGAATGCGACCAAGAGCGTAATGCGCACCTCCCGCGACCAACAACTTGTTTGCGCAGGACTCGCGAATGCTCTTCTTCTCGTTGGTGCCACCCAGGGCGTCATAATATACCTGTGCTGCCTGAACAGCAGCAAGGTCGCGGGTACGCCCCTGTAGTCCCCCAACGGGGGCAGATGCCAAGACCGCCTTCCCCCGACTCAATTGCTCCCGCACAGCCTTGTCAACACAGCGGTTGTCCAGTAACACGGACTCCACAAACTGCATATCGAGGTTGTGCTTGTGCACCAACTCCCAAACCTTCTCTGGCTGTTTGTACTCTTTGAAGGACGGCACCACTGCTGCGTCGCTCAGATGAAACATCTGAAGGGCGTGTGCAGTTGTGCGGTCCGCAATCTCGGAAACACCAAGCTTAGAAGGCTTCAAAGGATTAGACATATCTGCGGGATAGAAGTTTTCCGGGTATTTCCCGCCCGGTGGAGAGATTAGTAGAAAGTTCGAGAAGGGAATAACGTACGAGGACCGGAGACCCACTCTCGCCCCACGCACTCTCGGGGTAGGGGCTACCCCCCCAGTGCGCGGCAAGAGCTGTCCCGTTATCCACGGTTAGA